GCTTGTTCTTCGGTTAATACTGTTCCCTCTGGTACTGCTGAACCATAACCACCTGAAAACTGCTTAAAATCCCACCCTGCTTTAGATTGCTTTGCTGTTCCCTTAAATAATGGAGCATTTTCAAGCTCTTTAAGAAAGCCTGTATTTTGCATTGTTTTATCGCTTGTAAAGTTCTTAACTCCAAGCTTTTCTAAATCTACGCCATCTGTTTTTATTCCCTGTTTTGTGGCTTCTAAACGGACTTCTTCTAAAGCTTTATCTTTAATTGTTTTAGCAAAAGGAGCTACCATATCACTACCTTGAGCCTGCCCGCTTACCGCTTCCCATAAATTACCACGCTTGGCATCAGCACCATATAACTGATCTAAAGCTGCCTCAGCATGTATATTTTTATCACCTAGAAATTTAAGATATTCTGGTGTCGCAAAGCTTTTAGATATGGCTACTGGATTGCCTCCCTTATCTTGAGTAGTATATTTACGCCCTACTGTTAATTCAATAGCACGGCTTACTAGCTGGCTTTCGTTATTAGTTCCTTTTGAAATGCCATCTTTAGCTGCTATTCGTTTAGCTAAGTCTCTTATAATCCCCCTATTCGCTGCAATAAAATTAGTTCTGCCACCTGCTAAATTAGATTGAGTTTGAAAGCCTTTAAAGTATTTCCCTAACTGCTTTTCAGTCTCTTCATTAATCTTGCTATCTGTTATTCCTGCTACTGTATCGGCTGGGGTTTTAATATATTCTATTAAGTTCGCTCTTATTTTACTGTCATCGCCATACCACAGTAAAGCCAATGCCTGATTAAGTTTCGTTTTACCTTCTATCTGGTTTTTATCCTTAACCATTTCGGCACTAATCTTACTGATAGCAATATCCATCGGTGTGCTGCTTGTTCCAGCTAATGATCTTGAAGGAAAATCCCAAGCTTCTAAAGCTTGAATTACTGCCCCGATCTCATCAGATGACCCACTCAATAAAGTTTTAACGATAGCCTGCGTTTCTGTATCAGTAAGCGGGCTAACTTGTGTTCTGCCAACAAGGCTAGAAAACTTTTGATTAACTGCATCGTAATAGCCTGCTCTATCCCCTGAATCTTTAAGCTGTTTAATATAGCTATCTGCCTTAACCGCTTCCCCTGCTGGGTCTTTTAAAATCGCTTTCATTGATTCACTTGAAGCTTTCTCCATAAAAGCTATCTGCTCTGTAATTCTTTGAGCATCATCAAAACGCCCTTCTTCATTCGCTGTTGCTTGCTGCTCTCTAAGCTCAACTAAACTATCTTGAACAAAAGCTAAATTACCACCTTGCTTTAAAGCGATAGCCGCCTCGCTTGCTTTCCCTGCTAAGTCAAATGTTTTAGTTAAATCATTTAATTCATCTTCGCTTTTCGCATAAGCTTTAAATCTTTCTTCTTGTTGTATGTCTCTTGAAATATCCCCGCTTTGGAGCTGCTTTAAATAGCCTTCCTGCTCTTGCTTCACTGCGGCTTTAGCTAAATCCCCAAGTTTATTTAACTGTGTATTTTGTAAATCCTCTATATGATTAAGCCATTTTGATACTGATTCTGGAGCTAAACCTAAAGGTTGCGTTCTGATAAATGTTGATAATTCATCAAGCTGCTTCATCGCTTCGGCTTCGGTCATAAAGCCTCTCGCTTCTGCAAAATCTTTTAAAATTTTCTTTTCTGCACCGCTAATAAAAGCCTGCCCTAGCCTGTCTTTCATTACTGGTTCAGTTCTTATGCGATCTTCTGCTGATAACCCATCTAGTGAGACTTTTAAATTCTCCCATTGTTTATTTAACTCAATTTGCCCATCTTGCAATGTACCAGTATTTGAAGCATTAAAAATAAAACCACTTGATACCGCTTCATTGTCTAAAGCATCTGACTTGGTTTTAAGTTGCCTAACCCCTGCCTCCCATTGAGTCGCTTTACTTAAATAATCTCCTTCTGCTCTTGCTGCAAGGGTTTCGAATTTTAATCTTGTATTTTTATTTTTAATACCATTTAAAAAAGCAGTTTTTAAAGTGTTATATTTTACTTTTTGAGCTTCGGTGTAAGTGCCATCATAATTGTAAGTTTCTTGGTCTTTAATTGAGCCTTGCTCGTAAGATACGCTAAAATCATTGAACTGTTTAACAGCTTCGATATTATTTTCTGTTTCAACCCTTTGATCTACGATTTGTTCTATTTTGTTTAAACTTGGCTGTAAACCTTCCGCTACTCCACCAAAAAATGCGTATCCCATTATTGAGCCTCTTTTACACTTGCTGGACTTTTAGCATTTTTAACGGCATATTCAGCATAAGTACCAGTCGCATCCCCAAGTCCTTTACCCAAAGAAGCTAGAGCTTGTTCGCTTCCAGTTACTTGAGTTTTTGCGATCTCTGCTCTAATCTGCCTCTTTTGTGCTTGCTTTTGAAGCAAAACATCAAAGCTTGTATCTAAAACTAAATCTAAAGAAGAACCCGAAAAGCCTATCCCTCTATCTCCTAAAGTACCAATAACTTTAGTTGCTTCATCTGTAGCCTTTCTATTCCATTGAATTGAAATCATTTTATCTTGCTCTTGAAGCTGCTTACTAACATAATTCGCTCTTCTTCTTGCGGCAATAGCACCAAATATGCCTTTAGCAAAATCTACTGTTGCTTTCGCCGCCATCGCTGCTGTTACTGGGTCTACCATATATAACCATTATACTCGTGAATTTCCCCTGCGGGTCTAAAACCAAGCCACTTTAACAAGCGATTTTCCTTAATTCCTTCTTTTTTACAAAAAGCAAAGATACTTTCCTCTGTCAATTTCAGGCTTTTTCTAATTTCCTTAAGAAATTTAAGTTTACCTAAGTTTGATAATTCTTCCAATAAAATAAAATCACAAGTAAAATCTGAATAAATAGTAGCAATCGCAAGCAGTTTATCCCCGTCCTCTAAAGCTAAAGTTTCAACGCCTCGCTCCCTTAATCTATCTTGAACATAAGGATCATCTATTTGATTTAATTTATCACTTGATCTCGTTAATGTTAATGTCATAGCTTACTGAGTTTACTTGGAATGGTACATTTTTTGTTTGCTTGATTAATAGAGTAGGCTTAAAAGTTTGAGTTGAGCCATAATCTATTTCTTTTTCTCCCGTAAATAAAGCTGGTGGAGTAGTTATATTACTGTTTGCATCCCAAAACTTAACATCTTTCCATACTAAAGCCCCCTCGGGCATAGTATTTTCTTCTGCTATCTGAAATTCGCCTGAGTCTACTAAATTAAAAAATATTCTTTGAAATGATTTTAAATCTTTTTTATTTGACGTTTGAGATTGAATATAATCTACTGGTTTTAATCTCATAGAAGCATAAAAGCTTGCACCTACTTGATAATCATTTGCTGGTGTTATCGTTTCAGATTTAGTTAAATAATTTGCATAAGTTGTTTTATCTACTAGACAGTAAGTAGACGTTAAGCTAGAAAGGTCGTAAGGTGTACCAGCATTTGCATCTAAAGCTAAATCTACGACGTATTCTCTTGGCTTATAAGCAGTAGTCGCATAATAAGGCGGACTGTCCGTATTAGTCAAACGGCTTGTACTTACGCCTTTTCTAACTGTAATATCCCCAAAACTTAAAAGTAAACTATCTTCCGTCAAAATATAAATTGTCGGTTTAGAAGGAAAATCATAATCTTCGTTTACTGTGAAAATATAACGAGCTTTATAATTATTCGCTAAAACAATTTTTGACCACGCAAAGACCTTTTCCTCATCATCTATCGTGCAAACTGCAATAGTGCCATCTTCCAGTGTCGCCCAGATCATTTTCCACGGGAAAGCTACAAAGGTCATATCCCTTACACCTGGAAATAGAATATCTCTATCGCTCTCCGTAATTTCTTTAGGCAAAAAAGCATTATACAAATATTGATATTCAAGTCTGTAAAGCTTTTGCCTTGAGCTATCCACAAAATATAAATAGTTAGCTAATACTGGTTTTACATTAGAACAAGGCAAACCGTGCTGCCTTGCAATACTTACAGTGCTTGGAGTTATCCCACTATAAGTGCTTTGTCCTTGTATAATTTGCCCGCCTCCATCTAACCCAACGTGCAAGGCTTGATAGCTTACCGCCCATTGAGTTGTAGTAGTAGTCGGATTAATGCCTTCAACTGCAATACCTGAATCATTAGTAACTTGATAAGTGTCGTCATTTAAACTTGGTATAGAAGGGCTAAAGGTATCTAAATTGCTTCCCATTGTAGCCCATGACCAACCATCACGGAAAAACCATAATCTATCTTGATGAAGTGCTACTTTGTCAGGGTAATTGTTTGGATACCATGCACTTAACCGCCAATTTTTAGAATGATGATTAACTCCCGCAAGTAAAAAAGGATATTCGGGGTCTACCGTAACATTAACGTCTGTTGTATTTTTAGAATTAATTGTAAATACCGCCCATTTTTCTTCAATCGGGTTAGTAGAATAATTTACTTGCCTAAATCTGATTTTTCTTCCTACACTAAAAGCATCAAATAAAGCTCCCGATGTACCAATCCAATTTACAGGATTATCATTTTTATTTACGATTTTTAAATTTCCCGTACCGATAAATCCGCCTCCACTAGATGGTACTGGGTCCCAGTTGCTAGCATTATCCGCCTCTGGTCTAAACTTGTATTGAGGGTTTAAATTTAATTCTTCCCACGGTCCATCTTTAAAAGCCCAATTCGCAATACTCCACTCCCACAAAGAAGTGCTTATATTAAATGTTCTTTTTAATTCTTTTGGTAAAAAGCTTCTATGCACAATAATTAGAGAGCTTCTAACCTTTGCATAATCAAATTCATGCGTTGCTGCACCCGTAATGCCACTCGCTACTGTATAACTACCGCTAGGATCAATAATCTGCACATTACCGTCAGGCTCAAATATCAATTTAGCTGCCGTGCCTGCTGTAATCTGAAATCCTATTGACCTAGAATAATCATCATAATTCTGCACTAGCTTTGTTCCAGGTCTTCTAACGGCTCCGCCCTCGGGTCTAACTATTACATTAGTTAATTCTAAAGCTCCCTCTAAATATTCTTTAGAATCATAACGCCCTGCAAGATGCTTAGAGATTTGACCTTGAGTAAAATTAGTTTGATTGATTGAAATTCGAGGCATTAATAATTATTCCTGTTTCTTAACCAAGTGGTGTTTTGCTCCCAGTTCCTTTGGCTTCTGCCTACGGCTTTACTTGCTGCTACTGCCTGTTTCTTTTGCCCCGTGCTTGAAATATAATCAGTCTTAGAATCTGAATGTTGAACAGATGGAGCTGCTAAAGCTGCTATTCGCATTGCTAAAGCTTCGCAAAACGTCGCATCGTATTTTCCATAATCGGTTTGCAAAAAGGTATATTCAATAAAAACCCTATCTGAACTTGTCGCTAATCCTCGGCTATCTTTTGAATAATCTAAATCCTCGCCTTCAACGTCGTAAACTCTCCATATCTCTATACAATCATTAGGGATTGAATAAAGCTTAATAAATTCCTCGTTTAATAAATCTTGAACAAAAGTTAGTTCCTGCTTCTGAATGGCAAAATCCCATCTATGAGATTGGAGTAAAGATTCTAAAGCCATTTGCTCAACTGCTCTTAACTTCGCTAACTCAACAGTATGAGTATTAACATCGACTACAGGATCTTTGCCTAACTGCATTAAAGCTAAATTAAATACATTAAGCCTGTTTACTAGCATATTTACATTATACCCTTAAACTCTATAGTGGACTATAGAGTTATTAAACCCTATAGTCAGCTATAGAGTTATGGGTAATAAAAAAAACCCTCGGGGTTTATGCCGAGGGTTTAAGGTTTATGATGAAAGAATTACTTAATTATACATTAAGAAGCATCAACAAGACCGCTAGAAGTTCTAATTTCAACCATTTTAACTTCTTCAATACGGACTGCACCAATACCACCAGAAATATAAATAGTCGGAACCATTCTTCTTTCAGGGTTTGGACGAATATCAACTTCTAAATTGTTACCAATGTAAGCACCTAGTCCACTTGTAGGGAACATTAAACATGATCTATAGTGGTTACTTGCACCCGCTGGGTCAGTGTCCGTTAAAAGAACTGATCTATAGAAATCAATACCTAACCATGTACCAATGTACGGCTGATAAATCATTTGTTTATCAAAAGGTCTTTGATCGCTAAAGTCTCTATTCTTATATTCAGGAATACCCATTAACTCAGTTTCTTCTGCTGGACCGACAATACAATTAAGTCTATCGCCTGCTTCTAAACCAAAAGAAGCTAAAGTTAATTCTCTTCCTTTTAAGATTTTAGCTAAAGTAAAACCAGATTGAGCTCTGTTAGTCCAAGTACCAGTACCATTGCCTGCACCTACTGGGTTACCATCAATGTAATTAACATCGATAGTTCTAGTAGCTGTAGGGAATGCTGTATTAGTACCTCTAGTTTTACCATCTACAGCAATGCCTAAAGCTGCCGCAATACAAACCTCATCAATCTTACGCTTCCAAGCTGCAACACCTAACTTGACATAAGAACTTGTCGGGTCAGTTAGCATTCTTGCAACATCAAGCTTTTTATCAACAAAAAGAGCTACATCATATTGCGTAAAATCAACCGAACGCATTGTGTGTGCAACATCAGAGTATGAAGTTGTTTGATTTGGTGTAGTGTTTGCGGACATCGAAATCGAGCCGATACGTGGGAAAAATTTAAATTCTGAATTAATATCACCTTTTTTAACAATGCCCTCAAATACTGAGTCCATTTGCTGAGACAAAATGTGTAAATTTGCCTCGTATGTATTAATCCAGTTTTGATCAACTGAATAAACCATTATTTACCTCTATTAAATTTGTGTTACTCAAAAGAGTAACGTATAACTAATTTCTTCTAACAAGAACTACCCGTAACACGGATTCTTAAACAATGAACTACCCGCTAGCGGATTCATTGAGAATTAATTATATATTACACTATTTTCAATAAAGATTCAAAATTTCTTTAGTTTCTTATATACTTCCCAATTTCTTTAGGGTTTGATTTATTTATCGCTTCTTGCAATTCCCTTCTTACGCTTTCAGGCATATTACGCCCGCCATTAGTATAGTAATCATTAAAGTTATTTCTATCACTTAATATTCTACCTGCTACCTGTTCAGGTGTTTCTTTAGCTGATAAATTCGCTTGAGTTTGCCCGATATCCTTAGGCGTATTCGTTAAAGCTACATCCTTCACAAACTTAAACAAATTGTTATCAGTATCAATTAAGCTCTTAAGCTTTTCATAATCTTCTACATTTTTAGTATTTTGCTTTAAAAATAAATCAACTTTTGTTTCAGTCGTTGATAAATCTTCCCATTTGCTGCGTTCTGCTTTAATTGCTTCTAACTGTGCCGCTTTAGAGGATTCTAAAACTTCCATTGCTTCCCTAGACATCTTAGCGATAGAGCCGATAACCTTATTTGCTTGAGTCTTAGTTAAGCCTGCCTCGTGAGCTGCCTTCTTAATTTCTTTTAAAACATTATCGTCAAACTTATAATCAGGCGTTTCAATCTCATAGCCATCTGCATTTTCAGGTCTGCCTAAGCGGTTAAATAATTTATCCCATTCTTCGGGAGCTGATTTTTCGTTAGGTAAATTTACTTTAGAGCCTACTGCTTTTTGTGCATGAACGTAACTTGTAACTAAACCTTGAACATCTTTTATCGGCTCTAAATTTTTTTGAAATGTTTCCCTTTCGGTAGGGTCTTGAATATTCCCTAAGTATTGAGTTTTAAACTCGCTAAAATTAAATGCTGGTGCTTCTTCGTTCATGTTAATATTCTCCTAAATTTGCTAAAAAATCTTTTTCTGTTAATTCTTTATTCGCTAAAAGCCTTAATACTACTGCTCTTTTTCCCTCAATAAAAGGAGTAAACTTTTCATCCCAACAAGGCTTATTAAATTCAGCGTAAAGCATTAAATCTGAAATAATTAAATCCCACGTTTCGGCGGGAATGCTTTCATAAGCCTGCTTAACCCTTTTTTTATAATCATCTTTGCTTTTAAATAGTGTAGCCACATAGCGGCTTATCGTCTTTATCATATTACCCCTTGTTGTAAAGCTACTGCTTGGCTTAAATCTTTTGCTGCTCCTGCTGCACCTTGCATATTCGCTACTTGTGCGGTCTCTTCCCTGCGTGCTTTTGCTTCTTCTAATTCTGCTGGTGATTTTAACACGCTTAAATCAGCACCAATTTTCTTAAATACATATTGTATAAACTTCTCTTCTTTAATCGCTTCTAATACAGATGGGTCTATAGATTTAGTATTCGCTAAAGTTATTAATGCTCTTTCAAGTAAAGTAATTGATTGAGCGTTTGAAGCTTCATATAAAGCACTTGTAAAATCAACCTTTAACTCCATATCATCGGGAAAATCTATCATCTTCCATTCTTTAAGCTGATTAAAAACAAATAAAAACGCAGGAGCTAAAAACTCATCTTGAATGCGTAATATGTAATTTGTTAATTTTCTTACTCTTGAATTTTCACGCATACTCGTTTCAGTTGCGGACATTTCAGCATTTTTAAAATCAACCAATAAATCAGAAAAAAAGCTTTGTGCAATTCCGTTACGCCTGCGATCTTCCATCTCTAAGCTAACTGGTAAATTCGCCACTGTAACTAAAGGCTCTGGCTTGATAATCCCTGTTGCTAAAGAAGCCTCTTGCATTGATAAATAAGTCATCGCTTTAGGACTTAAATCTAAAGCCTTCCCAGTATCGACCAATAAATCATAAGGTACTGCCATTGGCGGCGTAACCATTGCCTCCGCTGCACCTAGATTAGATTCGATCATGCTATTTAAAACTTTAATATCGGGCAAAGCTTTATGCCCTGGACCACGCCCGTAAGAAGAACCTGCTTTACGCTTCCAAGATGGAGCGAGTATCGGGAATTGAGAATAGCCATCTTCCCATATCTTGATTTTCGTATCATAAATAAAATAACAAGACACATAAGGCTTAGTAGTAGTTATCTTGCACCCTAAAGATTTAGCATATTCGGTTTTCATTATTGAATGTAATATATCTACGTTTTTCTTTCCGCTTTCCCTAAACTGCTTTTTCTCATAATCACCGCACTCGGCTTTTTCTAAATTATCAAATTCAGCTAACAAGACATCTAAATCTAACTTATATTTTCTAAAGAAATAAAATACATCCCCATAGCTATTTCTTTTAATATAACAATCTTGAGGCGGCAAACGGCAAAAGCGAACATAGCTAGATTTACCTTCAATCGTTGAGTGCATATAGCCATAACCTTGACCGTATAAAATTAAATCATCCGCGATATCTCCAAATGTTGTATAAAAATTCGCTTTGCTGCGGCTTAAATGCTGCAAAACTAAATTAGTGCCAATCTGCAAGTTTTTACTTAATTCAAAATCTTCTTCTTCACTAAACCCTTCAATGTTTAAGCTTCCCCATTTCTTGCTTTCCGTTGCCAGCATGGATACTAAAGCACTGCTTAAATCTTCCGCTGCCCTTTCAGGAGTCGAATCTAAAATTTTAGTTTGATCAACAAATCCGTCAGAAGAACTTGTATTAAAACCCCTTGATTCAGGGCTTAAATGTTCAGATATTGCCCGCCATTCATTATCGTAATTAGAACGATCTGCTGCACAATCGCTAAAAGCTTTAAATAATTTTTCGTTCATTCTTTTTACTTTTAGGCAGGATTAATCCCCCACCAAATTTATTAGCTTCATCTTGCTTCGCTTGTTCAAGCGGCGTTAATGGAATATTTGTATCAAAATCGCTTATCGTTTTTCTTTCTGCCAATAAAGAAAGCTGCTTTAAAGCCTGCTTATTAGCTTTACGCAACGCATAAGCTGCCGTTTCTTCTTCGCTTAAATCTTTTGGAACGCCACCTGATACCATGCTCTTATTTTACACCACGTTTATAATTTGCAAAGCTTGGTAACTCAATCATTTTTTTATGCCTCTGTAAAGAATGAACAGGAATTACATCTAATTTAAAGGCACTTGCCATACAGCGAACCGCATCTGCGTTATGCGAATGCTTATCATGCACTGGAACCTTAGTAAAAACTCCCTCTGCATTTTTCTTTCGTTTATAATTCCGTAAATCATTGATTAATCTGCGGCATCTTTCCTTATCAAAAAAACAATAAGCTAAAACTTCTTGTACCCATTCAATATTTCCCGCTAAATCATTCGTTTTCGGGATAATAACAATCTTTAAACCCTTCTGCTTCCGTAACGTTTCCGCCCTTGATTGCAATTTATCCATTTTATCTTGGCGTTTCGTTGCATCCCACGGCAAAAACCATACATCAATTGTATATTTATTGCGTATCATGTCCGTAAACTGCCCACTAGCCATATCTTTAGAAACAAAATTATCAACAATGTGTATTGTATTTTTATCAGGGTGTTGATGAATTACAGCAGTCATCAAATCTTCACCCTCCGCTAAATCTAAACTTGCAAAAGTCTGCAAATTTGAATTGTGCGGTACATGCGTTATTCTGCCCTCTTCATCTATAGCGTGCATTTGATGTTTAAAATAAGAACCACTAGCACTTGCCTTGAAAGAACAATAAAATTCTTGCATCGCAGTTTCAGGATCCATGCCTTTAGCGATTAATTCATCAACATACTCTTTAGTAATTACTGGGTCGCCATCGTTGTAATAAGTATCCTCAATCCCATATAACCAAGCACGCTTTTTATCAGATTCATGCTCAAGGTTATACATATAATCCCTGTGTGCATGATTTTCACCCTTAGGAGTACCAACCTTAAAACTAAACCCTCCATTCTGTGCAAGAATTGGCGAAAAAATCTCTTCAAAAACCCCACTTCGCCATTCAGGGTACTCATCACATATAACCCCAATTGGATTTAAACCCCTTAAATGGTTAGCCGTTCCATCTGCACCAACTACCCCAACTAAACGATAAACTGAACCATTAACTAACTCTAAAGTCATCGCATGGTTATCTTTACGCTTCCAAAGCTTTTTAGGGAATAACTCCAAGTAAGGTATCGCCTGTTCATCAGGATCACGTGTTACCCTACCTAAACCATTCCATATCGCCGCCCTTGCTTGCGTTAAACTCGGGAAAGCATGTATATATAAACCCCTATCCTCTAACATTCGAGGTAAAGCAATACATAATGGGATAGCCGTACTCTTCCCCGCACGCCTATGAACTATAGCAATCCCATCTAAATGCTTCTTTAACCGCCCCTTATCATCACGCTGATTAAAAAACTTAAACCATTCAAATTGATAAAACGTCGGCTCAAACTTCCCCCAAAGATTACCTAAAATCTCATTACATTCCTCAGCAGTTACCTTACTATCAAACGTCTCAACTGGAGCTACATATTCACTTGCATCATAAACATTCTGATAATGCAAAGGGTGATTCTTATCTTCTGCAATCTCACGCCAGTTACTAACTTTAGAAAGTTCATCACTCAACTTTTAACCCTAATCCCATTCGATTTAAATTATATCTAAGCTCATTAAATCCATCAGATCTAGATACAGACTTTCTTTTTTTCAATTTGCTTTTTAATTGCTTTTCCGTTAAAGAAATTAAATCCCTAACAGTTAAAACCCCTGCCAGTTCCAGTCCTTCAATAAGTTGAACCTTATCGCAAAACACCCAGTAGGCTTTATCCTCACGAAGCTCTTTAATTGGAAATTCTAAATCCTCCAAAGAAACCTTCTCTTGCTCCATGTAATGGAACCGCAACTCCGACATTCTTGCATTTATCTGCCCTGCAACATTAAGATAAGAACGTAAGTGATTTTGATATAATTGCCCCCTGCTTGAAACTTCCATTAAAAGCAAAAACAAACGACAAGCAAAGATTTGCTTAATAATTTCACTGCTAGAACGATCTTTAGAACTAAAATAAGTATCAATATTCCTTTCTGTTGAATAATAAAAATTACTGCATTCAACATCCCAAACTAAATTTTTAAAAAGCTCAAAATATAACCTAATTTCTCGCCTAACCTTTGTTTTTAAAATATCAAAGCCCGTTTCAGGGTCAATCTTCCCAATATTTAACGCATCAATAATCCCATCAATCCCCCCAAATGGCTTAAAAATATTTAAAATACCTTCTGCCTGCAAGCCTTCATCCATAGGCTCATACCCAATAGCAATGTTAAATTTATTTTTCTTAAAACTTAATTCACTTTTCATTCTTTCCACCTCTTAATCAAACTTATACCACGTCATCACTCAATCAACTTCATCTCCTCGGTATTCGCCTTAGTCGGAACTAAACGTATCCTGCCATGCTCATCCTTAATCTCTCTAAACGTCGGAATAAAAAACTTAACATTACTATTATCTGCTTGCTTACGAGTAGCCTCTATAGCAATCTCAATCTTCTCCTCTGCATAAATCGAATTCTGCATATCATTTAACAGCTTTATCCTCGAACCCTTCGCATCTAACAAAACCTTAGCCGCATTTACTGGGTCTAATTCCTCAGCAGCATCCTCTAAACGCTTTAAACCTTCGTACAACTCTAACCTTTCAGCCTGAATGCTGAAATCTTTTTTTTTGAAAAAATCTCTAGATTCGCTCATCTTTACTTTCTTTAAACTGCTCTTCTATCGCTAAATAATCCTCTAACGCATTACTCATCGCCTCATGTAAAGTTAATGGCTTTGTGTTTGCTTCAAAACAACCCTGTTCATTCAACAATTCTTTCATTTCCTTAACTAATGTCCATACACTAACCATAAAAACAATATACCACCGCTCGGCGGAACTTTAAACTCCTAGCTCTCGCTAGCCTGCGTTGAATACTCTAGTCTTTCGGTTTAATAAGGTGTTTTATTTATTGCCCGCTTTATTCTTCCCATAAAGAGCTTTATAAGCATTGCTTACAAAATCAGAATTCTTTTTTTGAACCATTTTGTCATATCCCCTCATATTCTCAATACGTGCCTCAGATATAACCTTTGCCTGCTTCTTTAAATCCTCTATTTCTTCTATTTCCATGAAGACACTATACCACTTTCTTAATTTTGTTTATTGCCCGTTCAAATCGCTTTAAATTGATTTGTTTTTATTAAAGGGTAAATTATAGCTTTGATATGGTTTTTGCTTGACCTTGACGAAATTTAAGGGGTTTTGTGATGCTTTTGATTGATTGCTTGGTTAAGGTTTTTGATTTTGAAATTTTGAGATTCTGGTATGTGGGGATTAAAGATGATTAGGAAGCTGGACTCTGTACACCCCCAACCCCGTTTAAAGCAATAGGCTATTTTTCTATTAACTAGCTCATTATCGGCTGTCTATTGTCATGTTTTTAATCGGCTATCTCTTATCATTTTTTATCGGCTATCTCTTGTATGGGGCGAATAGGAAGCTGGGACTGGGACAATAATATAATCAGTGAAGCTAAGACGGCTATGTGCCTGTATGCTGCATGAATTACCCGATAAACCAGTGAACACAGCCAATAGTTTATTTGCTCTTGTTTAAAGCGATTATAAATAATGGTGTCTATTTGCTGTAATATTGTCATGGTTTTTGCGTGTTATCTAAACCAAACGCTATAATGGCTCTACAATCAGTACTTTAGTTAAGATAACTCTGTATTATTTTGACTCTATAGTGGAATAGAGGGTTAATCTGATTATTGTAATTACTTTGTGATTACAGTCTTTGCTAGGTGACGAGGATTAAACAATCAGTTAGAATACATAACAAATGCAAGATTTAGAAACCCAAGTAAAGATATTAAAGTCTTCTGTAGCAAGATTAGAAAAAACAGTTGCGACACTAAGAGCTGATAATAAAAAACTAATTGAATCCAAGATGGATTTAATCGAACAACTGAAAGAATTAAACAGTGGTAAAGCAGAACTAAACTTATTAAAAGCCAAAAACTATAAGATAAAGAGTATCGCTGAGAACCTAACAAAAATCGAGAAAGCAAAATTCCAAGAGAAGTTGTAGATTAAATATATTTAATGCATCATGTTATAACCATATAATCTCTTGAAAGCTGGTCTAGTACTGCATTTCAAGGGTTTATAGGCTATTTGATTGAAAAAATATTTCAAAAATATTTCAAATATTTAACACATTCTTAGTTATAACATGATACTATAGGGTATATAGAGATTAAGCAAGGCTGAGTCTAGCTAAAAGGAAAAAATCAAATGCAAGAAATAATAATCAATGTAATCGGCGTAGCAGTTCTACTGTCACCTTTTTGGCTATTAGCAATAGCTAAGACGGTGTATGAATGGAAACATGAATCGAACTAATTAGTAATCAAGAGACCTAAGCAAGTCAATAAACTGCTTAAGGAGAAAAGAAAAAATGAAAATAGAATTTAAAAAAGTATCAGCAAAAGCAATCCTTCAAAATGGTTACATTTTGATCAAAGATCAGCAGTCTTTTTTTAGAAGATTAAGCAAGAAATTGAATTGCTCTATGGCTTTAGCAAGAAAACTTGCATTAAAAAGTAAAATAATCTAGAACTATCAGCTAACCGCTTCTAGCACTTACTAATTCAAGTGCTGGAACTGGTAAGCACCAGTACAAGGAAAAAAGAAAAATGAAAATAAAATTGATCAAGGGCGTTAACGCAGACACTAAGAATAAAACAGTAGTATTCGGAAAATTAGATGGATTCGATAATAACTATTTTTTATCTAATTTTGGGGGGCAAATGCCTTCAATTAAGAAATTAAGAGGCACTGAATTTAAAAAGTATAATTTCAGCCAAAAGCATAAAGCGATAAGCGATAAAGAAATTAAAG